AGTTAAGTTATTATCGCCATGTAATAATAAAACTGTATTACTGTCATTTGTAAATTGTCCAACTGCTTGGTAGATAGTTGCAACATATTCATCACTTGTTCTTGAAGCATTAGTAGTCGTATCAATCCCAGTATCATCTTGGAATACATCAACTGATTGTGAGTTGGTATTGTAAGCACTTCTATTTGCATCACTAGCTTGTCTTAAAGCAAGTGTAGAAATATCATTAACAATTTTGTTATCGTCAAATGATTGTGCGTGTTGTGAAACACTAGATTGACTTATTCTAGCATCAGCAAAAGTACCTGTTGTAATTTTAGCTGTATCTAAAGCAGGTATCTCATTAGCATCTAGTGTGATTTTATTATTATCTATCTGTCCACTAGAACCGATAAGACTAGATATATCTCTAGCTTTTGTCATATTAAGTTTCTCCTACGATTTTAAGATTTAGGATTGTTGTCTTTTACAGCTTTCATTGCTGTATAGAACTCACCTGTTTTATCTAAAGTACCATTATCAATATCGTGCCAAAGTTTGTCTAAACTTTCACCAAGTTGAGGATATGCTATTCTTCTGTCACCTTGAACATTTGAGTTAGTATATCTTGTTTGTACTGTATCTTTCCAAGCTTCTATTTGTGCGTCTGTTGGTTTTTCAACATCAGCATTTTCCCATTTAACAATTTCTCCATCATAAATATCTATTGACCTAGAAGTGTTATCCGAGTTTTTTAAATAATCCTCAAAAAATAATTTTAAGTAAGTTGTGTTATTTAATATTTGTTTTCTATTCATAATTATTAAACTCCTTCATATACTGTGTCGTCTGAAATATTTGGTGAGATACCACCTGCTACTTCACTAACTGTTAATGTTGAAAGTGTATTACCACCATCATCATCATTTGTAGTATTGTTTACGTCTCTATTAAAATACGTTGGGGTAGAAGCAAGTGATGTTGCTATTCTACATCTTATAGTGACCTCACTTGTAGTATTAGGTGCAAACATTATGTCTAACGCATGTGAACCAGTCATATTACCACCTGCTTGAGAACCTCCAGATACTCTACCTGTTCTTCGTTTTGATGTGTTTGCATTACCTGCAATCATTTTTTCTGAACCACCTGCTACGTGATATGTTAGCCACCAATAACCTTCATAATCTGATACGTGGTGTATGTGTAACATTCCTGTCACCCAAAGATAACTAGAAGCTGAAGAAGGTGTTATTGCAACTTCCAAAACATTAAGACCACTAGTGAAATTATTATTATCAATTTCTGTGCTTCCTACTGCTGTTGCACCACTTCTTTTTTGTTTAACTTGTAAAATACCACCTGCTGTTCCAAATTCAAAACCATTTGCACCAGAATTTACTTTAAGTGCTTGTCCTGCTGAACCGATTGCAAGTCTATCAATCGTACCAGAATTATTAAAATATAAGTCGCCTGATTGTGTTCCTGCTACAGACAATAAATCTGCATCAGTACCTTTTTGAGACATCTGTTCCCAGTAAGTAGCATTGGTTGGCAAGTTACCTGTACTAGCTAGAATACAAATGTATGACGAACCATTGTAAGATACAACGTCATCTACTGTATAAGCTGTTCCTGCATTATAAGCTCCTTGCCATTTGAACTTAATACTGCCTAAGTTAATTGTAGCCATTTATTTTTCTCCTTATTAGATTGTAGCTATTAGTTCGCCATTTGAGATTGAGAAGGTAAACCCACTCGCACTAAATAAAACATCATCAAAGTTGGCGTAATCACTTTGAGAAATGTCGTCATCACCTTGATTAGTAGTAGTGACTATTAAGTCTCCATTACTATCTTTGTGAAATCCATAAACTTCTGCTGAAGAAGCATTTGCAAATTCTAAAGAAGTACCTGCTGAATTAACAACAAGTGCTTGACCTGCTGAACCTAATGCAGGAACATCATTTGCATCAGTAATACTGAAGTTAGATAATTCAAAAGTTCCATAAGCAATCACTTCAAGAATATCTGAAGCACTTGCACCAGTAGTTAATACTATTGAACTTCCATTGGTTGCTGTAAAGTCAGAACCATTTACAATTTTAACTCCGTTTAAATATACATCTAAATAACCTGCATCATAAGCAAGTGTGTTTCCGCTATCGTCTGCACCAGTAAATGTTGTTTGTGATGCTGTAGCTGTGTACTTAAACCTATTTGCAGTACCATTTACTGCCGAACCTGCGTTTATCCACCCACCTGATGAGTAAACTTTCATTACTCCATCAGTTGTGTCAAAGTATAAATCACCAACGTCTAATGATGTTGTTGGTGCTGTAGCTGAAATTCTATATCTTTCTGCAAAACTATTAACTCCTGATAAATTTGAAGCTACTGAATTTACGTTGGCAATATCTGTTCCAACTGCATTAACATTTGAGATTGCACCTGCAACTGTATTTATATTTGTTGAATTTGTATTTACAGCATTGATGTTTGTTTCATTAGAAGCAACTGCATTAATGTTTGTAGAATTACCTGCTACAGAATTTATATTTGAAATATCACCTGCAACTGTATTGACGTTAGCAATATCGTCTCCAACTAAATTTACATTTGTAATATTGGTTGCAACGGTATCAATCTCTGAAGTTGCTTCGTTTAAATCATTTGCAACAGTTTCTACTTCTGAAACTGCTTCCGCTAAATCATTAGCTACTGCAATAACATCATTAATGTTTGTTGCTACTGTTGTAACTGAAGAAATATTTGAAGATACGACACCAATGTCTGTAGCATCATTTGCAACAGCAGTTACATCACTAGCAATATTAGCTACGTCTGTAACGTCAGATGCTATTCCTGCTACTGTAGTAATGTTTGGTAAATTTGTTGATATAAATTGTTTGTTTACAGCATCAGTATTATTTACTGGGTCAGCTACATTTTTAATTACTTTGTTACCTGCATCATACTTATCATCAGTATCTAACTGTAAATTATTCTCTTGGTCATCTGTAATTTCTTGAGCAACATAAAAGTTTTGATTAGCTGATTGGTCTAAGTCAGCTTCCGTTAAGACAGAGCCATCTGTAAAATCAGTTAATCGTGCATCAATAGGTGTTTCTCTTTCAATTCTAACAGTGACACCATTTGCAGGTGCAGTTGTAAAAGTTAATGTAGATGAAGAAACTGTAAATGCTGAAGTTGCTATACCATCTAAATAAGCTTTTACGTGAGTACTGTCTATGTAATCAAAAGTAATAGCATATTGGGTAGTAGACCCATCTCCTGTGTAGGAGACTTGAGCGTAGTATGTTGGCATATATTAATTTCCGAAGTTGTAGAGTGGTTGTAACTTTAATTTAGTATCAGGTCTTCTAGGTCTGCTAATTGTAGTGTTATTTTTTTCATTAACTTTTTCTGCATCTTTTAAAGAAAGCTTTTCATTTTTAGTAGACTTGTAATCTTTCTTTTCACCTTCAAATTCTCTAAAGGCTTTTTGTTTATACATTTCGTGAATAAATTTTAATCTTTGAACCTTGCCACCTTCATCAGTCATTCCTTTACCAATTGTGATGGGTTCACCTAATCTTTTATAACTTTCTTTTCCAATCTCATTTTCTAAAGCTTCTCTTAAAGTCTTTCCGTTTATTTTAATTGTAGATTGAATTTGATTAATCCTGTCATAAGCTGACATATTACCTTTTTTGAATTGAGGATATTCAACAAGATTATTGTATTTAGGAATATTAGTTAAACCTACTCCTAATCTTATAATTTCTTCTGCAACAATATCTTTTTTAATTTTAGTTGTTCCTAAAGGATTAATTGCATTTTTGAAAAATCTTTTAACAAAACCATCACTGTCTTTGTGTGCTTCACCAATAGCGTTGTATCTAGGTGATGAAGGTTGTCCAAAACCAGTTCTATTTCTTACTTCTTCTAATACAGTTGTTGCATCTCTGTAGTATGGGTCATTAACAAATTTTCTTAAAATGTTAGGAACAAAACTTCCTACTTTTCCTGACCACCATCTTTGTAAAGTTCTTTCGTCTTCACTCATCATAGCATCAGTAATGTCTGTTAATGCTCTTAAATAAGTTTTACTAAATATATTTCTTCTAACTGCGTTTGCACCTGCACCTAAAAATATTTGTGCTTTTTGACCAAAATCTAATGGATTTTTACCCCCATTATTCAACATCACTAAATTCATATCAGCACCAAATCTTTCTATTTCAGCTTCAGTCATTTGTTCTTGAAGTTGAACGAAATCTGCCATTATGCCGAATAAAGCACCTATTGGGTCTAGTTGTCCAAAAGGTATCTGAACACCATTTGATAATTTGATTGAATAAGGTCTAAATCCTAATCCTGATTTCTTAAGTCTAAGAAGTTCTGCATCTTTAAATTTATTTAAAGGCTTATCACCCGAATATCCAGTCTGACCTGAAATCATTCCCATTTTAGCAAATGTATAAGCTGTACCTAAAAGAATACTTCCGACTGCTAATTGACCTCTAGCTTTTGCAATCGCAACTGGGTCACCTGACCTTCCAAATATATCAGCACCTCTATAAAATAATGCCAAAGGTGTTCTGTCTGCTACAGCTTTTGCAATATTGGTTGGTGTTTTAACGAATGGAAAGAATTGTTTTAATACTGGATAAGAATTTACTAAATCAGAAAATCTATCTGTAAATCCTACTAACTCATTAGTAAAAGTATTTTCTTCAGCATATCTTAATGCTTCTTCGTTAGTTCCTCTTAAACCTGTTTCGTCATAACCTTGTTTGATGTACTCATCTACAAATTCTTGAATATCTTTTTTATTTTTAAGGTTTGCTAATTTTGCTTCTCTAATAGCTTGTGATTTTAATTTAGACCTATAGTTAATTTGTTTAAAGAACTCATCACCTGCGTTTAGAAATCTTGAAGGTAATCTTACAGCACCACCTAAAAACTTATTCTTAATAGCTTTATCGGTAGCTGTATCTAATTTAGATGCTCCTGCGTCTTTTGATTGAAGAACTAATTCTCCATTTTTAAAAGCAACTTTAGTATATTTAACAGCAGTACCTAAGTACTCTACCATTCCTGCATATCTATCTATGCTTTCTTCAAAGTTTCTCTTATAAACTTTTGCTTTTTCTACATCGCCTTTTGAAATTAATTCTGAAGCTTTGTTACCAATAGCATCTTCTAAAGGTCTTAATAATCCTACAACACCATTTGATAATGCGTTTACTAATTGTGTTTTAGGTGAAGATAAAAGTGCATTAATCCATACTTCGTTGGCAACATTCCAAGCTTTATTTTTTAATGCAAAGTTTAAAACTTGTCTTGTAACTGTTGGGCTATCTGCACGAGCCATTCTGTCTAGAAAATCATCAAAAGCTTTTTCACCACCACCAAAGTTTAAATAAGCATTTTTAGAATTTAGAAACTCTTGTTCAATTTCTTTTCCTTTTGCAAATTCATCTTTTGTTAATTGGTAAACTCTTAAGTTTCTACCTGTGGCACTTCTAACTCTTTTGCTGTTTACGGTCATATTTTCCAACATAAACATAAACATCTGCATATCTTCTTTAGTTCTGCCACCTGACTTGTATTGTCTTACAAATTTAGGAAAGGCGTTTAACAAAGAAGTGTAAGCTACTTCGTGTGCAAATATTAAGCTTTCAGTGTTTTGAACATTGTCAGCAAATTTTGAGAAATCTTGAAATACTTTATTAACGTCTCCACCATAATCATTTACAGCTTTACGTCTTACTGCTTCATCAGTAACTCTTTTATTTAATCCTTTATTAACTTTAGAAACTGCATCATAAAAAGATTTAAAAGTTTTAAGACCTTCAAAAGATAATCCACCTTCTAATTGACCAGTCTTTTTATTTAACTTTGGTTTAAATGTTTCAAGGTTAATAAATCCTTCAGGAATATTAAAAGCTTCATCAGCATTAATTTCACCTTTTTGCCATTTCTCAAAGTTTGATTTTAAATTCTTTTTAACGACATTATTTAAGATTACGATTTGTTGGCTTTCAGTAATCTTCTTTTGAGTTTTAAATTTAAGTGGTTCACCTGCATCAAGAGCATCATTAAGAATTTTCATCTTATCGCTAATTGATGTAGCTTCGTCTAACTTATCTTTAATAGTATCAAAGACTTCATTAGTCTTTTCTAAATATTCTTTATCTTCTTTTATTTGTTTTGCATTTTTACTTTCGTTTCTAATATTTTTTACAAAACGTGTTCCTCTGAATATAGCTTCTGTTATTCCACCTAAAGCTAAACCTTCTAAAGCATTTTTAAATCTTGCTTCATAAAAACTATCATTTTCATCTGACTGTAAATAATCTAAATAATTATCAACTGTTTCAGGTGCATACTCTGCTAATAAATCTGTAAGTCTTCCTGAATTTTCATCAAAGACAGTAAAGTCTGCAACAGCACCTTTCACTGAAGCTTGTCCGAAACTTCCAATCTTTGTAGTTGCAGGTGCAATCTTTCCTGCTTTAAATAATTTATCTACACCTTTAAATCCAATTATAAACTGACCAATACCTTCAACAAGGTTACCACTTAATGAAGTTGTGTGGTTATCATTGTCAGGATTTGTTGGGTCATAGAAGAAACCTTGAATGTTATAAGCATCTTTAACACCTATAGCACCTGTAAGTGGAGATAATATTCCATAGGTTTTCTTCCCACTTTCATTTAATTCTTTTATCGCTCTATCGTAAGGTACGTATTCAATTAAGTTATTGTTAGCATCTGAACCATAACGAAAGCCACCGAACGTAGTCTTTTCTCCTAAAGTGTCACTTAATTGTTCAACTAAACCTACTGTACTATTTATTGCTTTTCTTGAAGCTTCATACGGTGCAACAACAGCAGTATCATATAACCAGTTCTTTTTTAAAGCATCAGGAACATCATTTAGAAGTCCTTCAGGATTTTCTACTTTTTCAGCTTGTTGAACTTGTTCTAATTGTTTTGATATTTCTTCTTCAGTTGTTCCGTCAGGAAACTTTAATAATTCACCGTTAGGTGCTTTTCTAAATATTGCCATTTATTATTGTCCTAATAATTGTTTGTCTAGTGAGTTGAATAATTGTCTATTAGACTGACTTTCATTAAATTCTAATGCAGGAAACAGAGCATCACCTTTCGTTGATTTAGCTGTCTTCATTACTTCAATGATATTTCTAAATTGATTAATAAAATCTGTTTCAAATAAATCTTCATTAAAAGAACCATCGTCAGTGATGTATTTCTTTTGATTACGATTAGATTTGTACCATCTTAACATTCTAGTATTGATGTAGGTCTTTGCTTGTGACGCTTGAAGTTTATCTCCTGCTTTAGCTTGACTAGATAAAATTCCATTCAAACCATTTATCATTGCTTGAAACTCTGGGTTACTAAAGACTGGTTTGTTTTTAAATGACCTAGCGTTAGGTATGTCTGAATTTATTAAAGAAGTATAAGTAGACTTTCTTATATTTCCCGCTCTCATTTGTGAACGTGCTAATTCTTCAGCTTTTTCATATTCACCATTATCAATTAATTCACCAATCTGTTGCATAATAATATTATTGTCAGAGTTACCACCATCAAACTGTTGGTCTTTAATGTAAGTATCTATTGCTTTTATCTCTACTGTTGTTCTGTCGGAACTGTTTCGGTAATCAATAATGTTAAAATTTTCATCATCTTCTTTACCTTCTAAAAATTGATATGTTTTGTTAAAAACTTTTTGATTTATAGTTTTCTCTAAATTGTTATCTGCACTTTCTTTGTCTTCTTGGTTCTTAATTAATAAAGTTAATAATTCTTCTTGTTTTCTTTTAACCTTACCAATCTCTGCAAATGAACCTGTACCACCTTTTATAAATTCTGGTAAATTAGCAATTATCTCTTTTGCATATTTGTAATCTCTTGTTGTAGTTACATATTTTTCTAAACCTTCTAAAACTCTGTCAGTAACATTTTCTTCTCCAACCCCAACAAGGTCTTCAATCTCTTTTTGTATTTTATCTCCTAAAAATTCAAATTTAGATTTACCGTCACTAAACTCTCCTAAATCTGAACTTTTAAAATCTTTAAATTTTTCAAAGATACCAAATATTCTATCTGATACTTTTTCATTAAATTTATCTTCAAATATTTTTAATTGTTTCTGTCTGTGATTATTTTCTAAAATTGCTCTGTAAGATGATGTATCTTTAAAGAAACCTTTTTCTAATTCTATAGGATTAAAGAAACCTAAATTATTTTCTTTAATAAAACTGTCTAATTCTGATTTATAAAACTGACCAAAAGCACCATCTCTAGTGTCATTTTCAACACCTTTCTCCTGATAATTTTTACCTAATTTATCTATAAATCTATTAGCATAATCATTAAGAGTAAGTTCTTTATATTTTTCAATATAATAAGGATTTGCAGTTTTATCTATTAATCCATTCTTAACTGCATCTCTAAAGTTAAGTTTGTTTGAATTATAATCTTGTAAAGCTTTACCTGCGTTTTCCTTTTTTTGTTTTAACTCACTACCAATAACTAATTTCTTACCTGCATCATTTACAAAGTTATCTAAAGAAGCAAACAACTCTTTTGCTCCTGCTACTTCAGGTTCAGCTTGTGGTTTATAGTAAAGGTTAAAATCTTGTGAAACTACATCAGGTAATTCATTAGATAAGCCTAGTATAGGTGTTTCTCTTTTAGCCATTATAACCAAACTCCACTAACTGATTTCTTTTGATTGTTTTTATCTGTAGTTGTTTGAAGACCATTTTGCTGTTTCATAAACTCTAAACTGTAATAAGTGTTAGCAACATTAAGTGCTGAAGAAGCAAATAGAAGTTCTGGGTTTGGTGGTTGAACATAGACAGACTGTGCTTCTTGTCCAAACTGAATAGCTTCCATATTTCTTTCAAACTGTGAAATATTAATTGCTAAATTATTAGCTACTGAATTTAAGTAATTACCTTCAGTTCTGTAGTAATCAGCTAATAGTCCTTCAATAGAACCACCTATAGCTACTCCGCTCTCTCCTGCTGAAGTAATAAATTTTGCTCTAGTTGCTCTAGCTTTTTGTGAAGCTTCAAAACCTTTTGCTTTTGCTAATTTAACTTGTTGTCTAATTTTAAGTTGTTCAGAAGCATATCTTTGTAACGCATTAGCTTTTGCAATTTCATTTGTTCTTTTCTGTGCTTCGTATTGTGCTTTCTGTTGTTGCTTACCTTGTTGGTATTGTAGACCTGCACTTACTGCACTTACTGCTAGTAACGCTTGTGATGCTGTTATTGGTTCGCACATATTTTAATAAATTCGTAAAAAGGTAGGTTCTCTACTCCGTGATTGACTTTTCTTATGAAAATAAACCCACACCACTTCAACCAACGAATGTGTAATTCGTTTCTACAGTCTACGTAGTTCCATAACTTTCTATATTTTGAATTTAAGAAATTTACGACTTGTCTACTTTCTCGTAAGAAAGATATTTTAATTTTCTTTATGTCATCTGAAGCTAGTAGCCAAATGACACCATCTCCACCGACACCATACATTCCAACTGGAACATCTTCTGTATTTACAATTGTAAAACAAAAGTCCGATTGGAAAAATCCTGTTAGAAGTGCCTGATAAGGACTTCTTCCTGAAGAACTAAGGATTTCTCTTTTATCTTCATATCGTAATCTAGGTGCTAAAAATTCTACATCAGAAATTTTAGATAACCTAAAACCATTAAACTCTTTGTGATGCTGTAACATAATATCCTTGCCAACTGGCATTGATAAAATTACTTGGCAAATGACTGTCGTTTTTGATTGTAACTGTTAGTTTGTCATTTTCAGATTGAACAGCAAAGGTGTAATCACCATCTTCTAAATTAACTGTACCAAGTATTCCTGAACCTGTAATTGTTCCTGTGTATGTTGTGGTAGACAGGTCTCTACCTACAGGTTTAACTTCAGTAGTAAAATAACCAGTATCATTAAAAGATACTGCCCAGTTTCTAATTTGTAGTCTTCCTTCTTTAACTGAAATTCTTGAACCTTGTGTATCTGCTGTTTGAATAAATTGTTGTGAGAATACAAACTTAAATTCATATTGTTCTCCAACGAAATAATTTTGAGCAGTAATATCTCCAGTAACAACTATATCTGTTCCTGATTGTGATACTGTAGTGATTGCTTGTCCTGCTTTATTACTTGCTCCACTTCTTCCCACTACTTTCATAGTGTTTTGAATTTCGTAAGGTAACGTTATTGTAGTTTGATTAGTACCTGCATCATAAACTTCTGTAATCTGTGTGTTGTCTAATTTTCTATCTAAATGAGATAAATAAGTTTCTCCTGTATCAGTTAGTGCAGGCGAAACATCTAGCGTTTCTAAAAATACACCATCACTTCTTTCTATAACTAGGTAAAGAGTATTCTCAATAAAATCTACGTTTAATATAGTATCATTTGAAGAAGAACCAAAAGTCCATTTACTCCAAGCACTTTGTAATCTTCTATTTTGTGAAACATAGTATTGATAAACATATAAAGCATTTTGTTCATCAGAAGACAAAGCTACAAAAATATTTTCTGTAGTTGCACTACTAATCTTAAATACATTCTTTGGAATAAATTTAGGTACATTACCTGTAATATCATCTGCTTGTTTTGTGTCAGTATCAGATGCAATAAAAAATTCTCTAAAGCCTGTGAAGTTTCCTTTACCAAAAGCAAAATAAACATTACTTCCTGCTCCTACAGGTTTTACATTTTTATCTGCTTCAAATTCTGTAGTCACATCAATACTAATATTTGCTGATGTTAATGTTGCTCCACCAGTTAAAATAAATTGTGTTTGGTCAGAGAATAATAAAAGTTCTTCATCAAATGAAATTGCGTGTCTTAAGATTGAAACTTTTGTA